GTACAAGAAGCTGGAACTGGATTTATGCTGATTAGTAGAGAAGCATTAGAAAAATATCGTGATGCGTATCCAGAGCTTTCTTATTTACCAGACCATGTACGAACAGACCAATTTGATGGCACAAGAGAAATTACAGCTTTCTTTGATTGTGTTATCGACCCAGATTCTAAACGATACTTATCAGAAGATTATTTCTTCTGTAAGATGGCCCGAAAGGCTGGCCTTAATGTTTGGATGTGTCCATGGATGCAACTGAACCACACTGGTACCTATATCTTTAAAGGTGGCATGGGTTCTATTGCTGAACTTGGAGTGACTGCAACTGCTGATAACACTTCTAGCAAAAAGAGTTACAAACCAGTTGACAAATAACAAAAAACGTGTTATAATAAACCTTTCATAAATCAGGAGAAATTTATATTATGAAATTTTCTAACGAAACCTTGAGTGTCCTAAAAAGTTTTACTGCAATTAACAAATCAGTTTTGTTAAAGCCCGGTAATACTATTAAGACGATTACTCCAGAAAAAACGCTTATTGCAATTGCGGAAATCCCAGATGAGATTCCAAGCGAAGCTTGTGTATATGACTTATCTAGATTTCTTTCAATTTTAAGCTTATATAAAGACCCAGACGTTGAGTTTGGAGATAAATACTTTATTATATCTGAAGGTAAGAGAAGAACCAAGTATGTCTATGCAGACATTTCAATGATTCATACTCCGCCTGAAAAAGATATAAATATACCATCTGAAGACGTTGTTGTGAATGTAACAGAAAGTGACCTTTCTTCAGTTCTTAAAGCAGCAGGTGTTCTTCAGTTTACCGAGATTGCATTCGTCGGCGAAAGCGGCAAGTGTTATCTCAAAGCAATCGACAGTGCTAACGACAACGCAGATGACTTTGGCGTTGAAATTGGTGATACTGACGATGAGTTTAGAGTCATCATTAAAACTGATAACTTGAAACTAATGCCGATGGACTACGAAGTTACCATTTGTTCAAAAGGTATCTCAGAGTTCAAAGGGGATAACGTCACTTACTTTGTGGCAATAGATTCAAAGTCAACATATAATAAAGGATAGGTGAAACTATGAATGACGCAGTACAAGGCAACTTCGGTGGCCAGCAACAGCAAGAACAGAAAGTTGTTATTAACTTTAACGACCTTTCTACAGTCCTGCAACTTATTGACGTAGTGTCAACAAGAGGCGGGTTCCAAGGTAATGAACTAGCAGGTATCGGTATGTTAAGGAATAAGCTTGAAGCTTTTCTAAGACAAAACGCTCCTCAAAATCTTCCACAAGACAATGTTGGAGAGACTGAGGTTGACGTAGCTGAACCAGTAACTGGTGAATTAGCTGATAAGTTGGTTGATTAATACCAACGACCTTTCTCGAGAACAGGGGACACAGCAATCGCTTGTCCCCGCCCTCAATTTATTTTATATTATGATTATCGGTGACCTATGCAAACAAAAACAAATGAAGTACTCTGGGTAGAAAAGTATCGTCCTCAAACTATTGACGACACAATCTTACCAGACAAAATGAAAAACACATTTCGTAAGTTCGTAAACGACGAAAGTGTACCAAATTTATTACTTGCAGGTGGACCAGGTGTAGGTAAAACTACAATTGCGAAAGCCATGCTTGATGAGATGGGCTGTGACTATATTGTCAAAAACGGTTCGCTCAACGTGAATATCGACACTCTTCGATATGATATCTCAACTTATGCATCTGCTGTTTCCCTTGCTGGAGGCAGAAAGTATGTAATCTTTGACGAAGCAGATTATCTTAGTGCAGCAAATGTACAACCTGCTCTTCGTAATTTCATTGAAGAATATTCAGCCAATTGTGGCTTTATCTTCACATGTAACTTTAAAAACAGAATTATCGCTCCACTCCGTTCAAGGTTATCTGAAGTAGATTTTACCATTGAACAAACCGAGCGTCCAGCTCTTGCTATGCAATTCTTTAAACGTGTCATTAATATTCTTGAGAATGAGAATGTTGATTACGATAAAAAAGTTGTAGCAAAAGTTATTGAAAAACATTTCCCAGACTTTCGTAGAGTATTGACTGAACTACAATCCTATGCAGCTTCAGGTAAAATTGACGAAGGTATATTTGTAAACTTGAAACAAGAAAGCATTGATGCTCTCTTTGCTCTACTTAAAGCAAAAGACTTTACCAATATGCGTAAATGGGTTGCAAGTAATTCTGACCAAGACATGAATGAAATGTTTCGTCGTATCTACGATGCAGCAACAGATAAAGTTGAATTTAAAACTCAACCTGGATTTATCGTTACCCTTGCTGACTATATGTATAAGAGCAATTTCGTTGCTGACCAAGAGGTCAACATGGTTGCTTTCTTAACAGAAGTTATGATTGAATCCGAGTATGTCTAATGAAAATTGATTTTCGTAAATCACACAAATGCTTTTACTGTGATGTGAGTGTAGAAGGAGGTGAAGAATACACTCTGAAGTACCAAGCAAAAGATGGTGAGGCGGAACTCAAAATGTGCGCTGATTGTGCAAAAGACATGAACGAAATACTTATGAATATAGAGGAGATACAAAATGCCAAAGGGTGATTATAGTCCGTTTGATTTTATGAATGCTGCCTCTTTTACTAAAGCAGATATCATAAAGGATAACGATAATCCAGACATTATTGAAAAGCAATATAATGCTTATATCGTAAATCGCGGTTTTACAAATTTTGAAGATACAATACTTCATGCTAACGAAATGAACCAAAGGCATGAATTATTCCCAGCAGCACAGTTCGATTATTACCGTGCTGTATTAAGAAAACGTAAGAGATTTTCCAAATGGCCAAAAGCTACCAAGGATATTAATCTCGATGCTATACAAGAAGTATACCAATGCAACAGAACTGTAGCTAAACAATATCTCAAAGTTCTAAATGAAGAACAGCTTCAAAGTGTTCATGACCGACTTGTGACAGGAGGTTAAGATTTGAAAAAGATAAATAAATCTTATAGTGGTTATATACCATCAGTCACAATAATTAAAAAGGTGAATATGTATCATGGAACAAGAAGATATTTTTAGAGGTGTGGGCGTAGAAGTTACGTTACCAACACCTGATAGTTTCTTAAAAATCAAAGAAACACTCACTAGGATTGGTATTTCAAGTCGTAAAGACAAGAAACTATTTCAGTCCTGTCACATACTACACAAGAAAGGTAGATACTCAATTCTGCATTTTAAAGAATTGTTTATCCTTGACGGTAAGCACAATACGTTTACAGAAGAAGACCACGCTCGTAGGAACACAATTGTTAACCTATTAGAAGAGTGGGAATTAGTGAAAATTGTAGATGCTGAAAAGACAAAAGACCCAGTAGCATCTCTTAACCAAATCAAAATTATTTCTTATAAAGAAAAAGATGATTGGGAATTGACAGTTAAATATAATATTGGTAACGCAAAAACAAGTTAACAATATAACAACTTTGTTATTATAAATTATGAATGTATACAAAACAAAAGAATGTGCAATATTTCCTCAATACGCAACAGAAGGCAGTGCATGCTTTGACATATCTGCAGCCTTTGTGACTGGTGAAAAGATACAAGCGTATAATACAGTTAATCGAAAAGTCGATATATTAACTAAGGAGATTGAAGGTCAACCTGCATTTCTTTTACATCCAGGGCAAAGAGCTCTGGTTCCAACTGGATTAATATTTGATATACCCGATCGCTATGTAATGAAAATGTACATACGTTCAAGTGCAGCCACAAGAAAAGGTCTAGCACTCAGTAATGGTGTGGGTATTATAGATTCTGATTATGTCGAAGAAACGCACATTCTTCTACTGAACATATCAGATAGTTTAACAAGAATTGTAAGTGGTGATAGATTGGCTCAATGTGTTATTGAACCAGTTAACCAAGTAGAATTAATTGAAGTAAGCCAACGTCCCGGCCAGAAAACTGACCGAGATGGAGGAATAGGAAGTACTGGAGATTAAAGCGCCGCTAGAGTTGTAACTCTACATAGGTGCGTATCTTTTTGTTTAGAACCAATAATAAATGTTAGTTCTGAACCTTTTTTGATTGTCCTTGTGTCAGTCTTAAAATTGACTTTAGAGTCGGTAGTAATTGGAAGATTGCAGTCTAAACTAGCGTTCCAAAATTTACCAGCTTTTTTGTCTAATATGACCATTGCATCTTTAGTCATTATAGTTGTATGGTCTATATTGCGAATATTAACTTCATCTGCGAAAGCTAATGAAGGAACAATGAGAAGTGCAGCTAAAAACTTATTAGCTATTTTATGAAAACGACCAGCTTTCATTATTTTGTCGATTTTATTAAATAGTTTTATTAACATTGTATTTCTCCTATAAATATATTGTATATACCTTTTATTTATAACAAATGAAACTTCTATGTGACAATTAGGTGACAAACATGAAAAAAGATGACACGTTAATAATTAAGATTAACAAAGAACAAAAGAAAGAATTCATACAGATATGCAAAGATGATGACACATCTGCATCGCGTGAAATCAGAAATTTTATTAAAAATTTTATTAAAGAACACGCTGAGTCTGTATAAATAAATTTGTGAATACGAATTATCGGTTCACAAAAAGGCGGTGTGCTAATAGCCACCAAATAATAGTATAATAATAATCTTGCTTAAAAGGAGATAAAAATGACTGGATTTAATATACATAACCTCGCCCCATTCACAGTGGGCTTTGACCGAATCTTTGATAGATTGGTCGAAATCGAAAACTATAAACATAATCCCTCTTTACAGGGAGGTTTTCCACCTTATAACATCCGTACTTCAAAAGACGAACTCAAGTTCTCTATTGAGCTTGCGTTAGCAGGTCTTTCAGAAGAGGATGTAGATATTGAAGTCAAAGAAAATCAATTGACTATCAAGTCTGTTTATGATACAAAAGCTGATGAAGAAGGCTTTGTACATAAAGGAATTTCTAAAAGGAAATTTACTCGCTCATTTACACTAGCAGATGACATTGAGGTCATCGGTGCTAGTTTCAAAAACGGTTTATTAACCATTGGTTTGGAAAGAATCATTCCAGAGGAAAAGAGACCGCAAAAAATCAAAATCAATAATAAAAAGGAATTCTTAGTAGAATAACTTTAATTGAACGGGAGGGTGCAAAGCCCTCCCACTTAACCTATAGGAAAATATATTATGGAAAAAAGAGTACCTAACGTAACATTTAAAACTCGCTCTCGAAACGTAGATACTGGTGATTTTGAATGGCAAGAACTCAATACCGACGATTACTTCGGTGGTAAAAGAGTAATTGTATTCTCATTACCAGGTGCATTTACTCCAACCTGTTCCAACTTCCAAGTACCTGGCTATGAAGCTAGGTTTGAGGATTTTGAAGCGGAAGGGATTGATGATGTTTACTGTATATCATGTAATGACGCTTTTGTTATGAATGCTTGGTTAAAAGACCAACGCGTACAAAACGTGAAATTTATTCCAGATGGTTCATGTGAATTTACCGCTGGTATGGATATGCTTGTTCGTAAAGATAACCTAGGCTTTGGTGCAAGGTCTTGGAGATACGCTATGATTGTAAATGATGGTGTTGTCGAAAAGATGTTCGTTGAACCTGGTAAGTCTGATGATTGTGAAACAGACCCTTACGGAGAAACTTCGCCTGAAACAGTATTAGAGTTTCTTAGGGGAGCCTAATCAAAAACAATCCACGTAGGTGACATCCTGCCTGGCCGTTTTTGGAGGGGACTTTTAGTCCCCTTTTTTTATTTGAAAATAAATGCAAAAAAAGGTTGACAAATGCATTTGTTTTTGTTATAATATACCCAATATGAGAAAATTTAATAATAAAAATACTAAAACTTTTAACGGTAGAACCGTTGATTTAAGAGCAAGGCCAAGACATCCAAAAGATAGAAGGCCACCAATGGATATGCCTTTTGATGTAGCCTTAAGGAAATTTAGAAAACAGATTGAAAAAGCTGGTATTATAAAAGAATTAAGAGCTAGAGAATTTTACGAAAAGCCAACTGCAAAACGTAAGCGTAAAAAAGCTGAAGGCAGAAAAAGATGGCTTAAACAAGTTGCAAAAGAGCAATTACAAAGTAATCTACCTAGAGCCTACAGAGGCAGAAGGTAACAGAACAAAGAGTTGGTGGGAATAAACCATGACGGCGAGCAAATTTGCAAGGACCCACGACGGCTACCGCTCCTAGTAGGGAACGCCAGAACCAGCGACATACTGACTGTAAGTACGGAACACCCAAACAGACGACCACCGACTCCCCTTTTACAAAAAGGTTGACAAATACATTTTTACATGTTATAATGGTATTTTATTTGAGATTTATATTATGGGATTAGCTAGAGGTTTATCGACAATCAGCACTAAAAAGCGAAAGGTCAAAATCACTAAAGCAAAACTAAATGAGCTAGAGCTGCAATGGCGACAGCATAATCGTGACATGAAACGTAAAGGTCTCCACGACCTACGATACAATACACTTCAACAATACATCGATTATTGTTATGGTCGTACAAAAATCAAAACAGAATTTAAACCTTATAAAGCAGAAACCAACTGGAGGTCTAACGACAACCACCGTCAGCTTTATCCATCAGCTCCACTCAATGCACCTGATGGTCGTGGTACTGCTAAACCAACACAAAAATATACTGGTGACTTAATTGTGGGTATTGCTACTATGCACAAATCAAACGCAGTACCTGTTATGAAAGGCACAAAACAAGCAGAAGAAATTGCTAAAATGAGGAGAGGCTAATGAAAAACATATCATCTTTACCAACTCTTTATAAAAGAGATACAAAAGGTAAAATTAGAGAACTGACTATTCAATATGGTTGGGAATCAGATGATGTAGCTGCAATCAGAAGTATTGCAGGAATACAAAATGGAAAGCTTGTAACCTCTGGTTGGAAAGAATGTAAAGCAAAAAATGTTGGTAGAGCAAATGCAACCACTGCTTATACACAAGCGATCGCTGAAGCAATGAGTATTTACGACAGACGATTAGAAAAAGAATACTTTAAAGATATCAATAAGATTGACTCTTATGAAGCATTCAAACCAATGCTAGCTGGTGGTTATAAAGACGGTGTAAAGTTTCCAATTATTGCTCAACCAAAGCTTGATGGTATTCGTTGTATTGCGAATAAAGATGGTTTATGGACACGTCAAGCAAAACCAATCACAAGTTGCCCACATATCTGGGAAGAAATCAAACCAATTTTTGAAGAACATCCAGAATATGTTTTCGATGGTGAGTTATATAACCACGAACTTAAGGAAGATTTTAATAAGATTACAAGCCTTGTGCGTAAACTGAAAAGTACAGAAGAAGATTTCGCTGAATCTAAAAAGCTTGTACAATATCATGTGTATGACATGTATGACACTTCTAAGCCAGATTTAGAATTCTCATCGAGATTTTTTAAGTTTGGTATGACACTTTTACAGAATAAAGATAATACTTCAATCCGTGTTGTTGAAACAATAATGGTACAATCACAAGAGAGTTTGGATAATCTTTATGGGCAATGGACAGAAGCTGGTTACGAAGGGCAAATGGTACGATACGATATGCCTTACGAAAACAAAAGAAGTAAATTTCTATTAAAGCGTAAAGAATTTCTTACTGACGAATTTGATGTTGTAACTATGTTAGAAGGTAAAGGTAATTGGGCAGGTTATACAAAACACTTTGTCCTTTCCAAAGCCGATGGTACACACTTTGGTGCAGGAGTACGAGGTACTCAAGAAGTACTGAAAAAATTATGGGAAGATGGTAAAGCACCAGACTGGGCTACATTAAGATATTTCAACGAGACACCAGATGGAATACCAAGATTCCCAGTTGTAATTGATTATGGATTTGGTAAACGAGAAGATTAATGAAGAAATTAGCTGAATGGTTTAATATTTGTAAAGTGCATTGGAAAGAAATTTTTGCACTGAGTTTTATTATGCATTTCTTTATTGACATCTTCGTATTTTGGCTAGGATTTATTATAGGGAGAATGAGCTAATGGCAAAATGGCCAGCAAAACAAAAATGGCACGACGGAGTGCGAATGCAATTTAATTATAATGATTATATTATGTCTGTTGTAAAATTTACTGGTTCCTATGGATACAAAGAGGACCTATGGGAAGTTGCTTTTATGGATAGAGAATCTCAATCTTTCTGTGAGCCACCACTTGAGTTTTTAGACGAATATCGACGAATGGATATTGGAATATATGGATATCTTAACGACCCCGATGTCGATAGATGCCATCAAATGTTAACAAAGTTGGATTTAGAAAATGAGTAAATGGCACGGTGGTAAAGGCTCAAAGCAAAGACCAACCGACAAGAAAAAGTTTGACGATAACTGGGATAGAATTTTTGGAAAAAAAGAAGAATTACCTTCAGCTGTTGATGACGCGGCTGATGTTATGAGTAAGTATGCGCATCCTGCGTATACACGTTATCCACATTTAAAGGAGCTAGATGAGAAACGAAGTAAGGAAAGAAAAAGTGACTGAGTACACTGCGTTAATTAAAAAGTACGAAAAAATGATTGAAGCTGAAGAGTGGGTCAAAGGAAGTACTGGTATGCATATGCATAGATTAGATTCTATGTGGTATGAAACAGATGAAACCAAAAAGCATTTGGAAAAAGGAATGGTAACTGACTATTCTTATCCTGATGGACATATTGAAAGATTCCAAGATGGAAAGCTTATTCATATTTTCGGTGAAAAATTAGAAGGTGATGCTTTATTAGAAGCATATCTAGATAGCAAGACAGACTAATGAACGATTTTGATAAAAACTTTCATATAAACATGTCACCATTATACGCAACTTTTCTATTCATGCTTTTAATGATATGTGCAAGTGAAATAAAAGCCGAGCCTGGTATTGATTACGATTGGGTAGTATCTGAAGATGAAAGATGTATGGCACTCAATATTTACCACGAGAGTCGTTCAGAAAATTTAGCAGGCAAATACGCAGTTGCAGATGTCGTTTTAAATAGAGTACGAGACGACAGGTACCCGAGTACTATATGTGGTGTAATATACCAAGGGAAACATAAACCTTCTTGGAAAGACCCTAGTAGACTCGTACCATTAAGAAATCAATGTCAGTTCAGTTGGTATTGTGATGGTAAGTCAGATGATGCTACGGACGCTGATGCTTGGAACGAAGCAACTTCAATAGCATATCAAATAATTAAAAATAATAAGTATCGTGGATTAACTGAAGGTGCAACACATTACCATACAACGTGGGTTAGTCCTTATTGGGCTCCTACATTACAACAAGTAGGCACAATTGGTTCTCACATATTTTATCGCCAAGAATGAATAAATAACTCTTTTATGAGGAATTTATTATGGTCGTTGCAGGAGTAGATTATAGTTTAACGTCACCTGCAATTTGTATACATTCAGGTGAAGATTGGAATTATTCAAATTGTAAGTTTTATTATTTTGTAGCAAATGAAAAGAAAATTAGAGAAGCTGAAAACTA